CATACTCTGGAAGAAGCCCCCAAACCACTCAGCGGCTTTACCAGCAAGCTGACCAAGACCAGCGAGCCACTCCAGGACCTTGCCGGGGAGAGACATCAGCCACTCACCCACAGACGCTAGCCATCCTGGAATGTACCCCAGGAACTGTACGAAGCCCACAATCAGGCCAGCGAAGATACCTATAGAGAAACCGACAATCATCAAGGTGACTTCACCAAGAGCTGCAAGACCATCAAGGATCATCTGAGGTAGGCCAGCAAAGAATTCAGCAATCTGCTGCCCAGCCCCGGTTAGACCTTCCATAAACCACTGGCCTATGCCCGTAGCGAACTCAGTCAAACCCCTGACGAAATCTTCCCAGAGACCCTTAGCTCCCTCAACAGTGCTATTCCACACACCGCCGATGAAATCCGATACAGCCTGCCAGTTGACTATCAACAGGACCAGGCCCGCAGCTAGGGCAGCTATACCTACCACAATCCACGTGATAGGGCTAGCCAGGAGTGCTGCCGTAGACGCCCAGATACCTGCCACCCAAGTAACGAAGGCAGGAATCAGGATACCTGCAATAGCTGCACCCAGAGCTCCGAACGCCCAAGTGTTCTCTTTAAGCCAGTTACCTATATCCTGGAGAGTTGGCGCCATAGCCGACAAGACATCAGCCAGGGTGCTGAACACAGCGGACCCCAGTGGCTCCAAGGCGAGCTGCGCATTGTTCTGAACTATCTGCCACTTCTCAGCAAAATCAGACGTCTCCCCGGCCACACCTAGAATGGTGTCGTCAGTAGCGCCGATGGCCTTCATCATATCCTCAGCGCCGATCTTGCCCTGCTTTAGTGCCTCCACAAACTGAGTAGCACCCTTAGTACCAAACAACTTACTAGCAAGTTTAAGAGCAGCAGCCTCATTACCCGACTGGATATAGCTACCTATCTCACCAGTAACTCGCTTAAAGGCCTCCTTGGGCTCCTCACCAGACTTAGCCAGAGTAGTGAGACCCTTAGTCATAGAGGTCATAATCTGGCTTGAATTAAGCCCCGCCTTATCGAAGGCACCGATCATTGCTGCTGTGTCTTGGAATCCGAATCCAAGGGCTTTCATTGTAGGCGCGGCCTGAGCGGTTTTCTGGGCCAGGTCATTGAAGCCTAAGCCAGTAGCCTGGCTGACCCTGAACAAGTCATCCATAGCTCCAGGTATCTGCTTAGCCTCAAGCCCAAAAGCACTGAATGCTGCTGTGGTCTTGCTGATGTCAACGTCCTGACCCAGCAGCCGGCCAGCCTCAAGAACCTGCTTAGCCACAGTCTCGAGGTCCTCACCAGTCAAGCCCAGCCTAGTATTCAGGTCAGCAACAACGGGAGCTATCTTGGAGAACTCAGCTGGCGTAGTAGAGCCCACACGCTTAGCGACATCAACCAGACCGTCGAGAGCCTCACCAGTAGCACCCGTACCAGTGCGGATAGTGTCAGTAACCTCATCGAAAGTCTCACCAACTTTGTAAAGGGCAGCGCCAATACCAGCGGCCACGCCTGCACCAAGGGCTGCAAGAGAGCTACCCTTAAGCCCTTCAGCTAGCCTGGTAGATAGCCTAGCTCCACCTTCTTTGCCAGCCTTATCGGACCCTTCGTTTACAGCGCCAGTGATCTCTCCAACAATAGCCTCCTTGTTGCCCTTCATCGAAGGCACTAGCTGATAGTAACCTGTAGCTAGTTCAACAGAAGCCATTAACTATCCCACCAATCATTAAACTCACTCAAAGGAATAGGATCATACCCAAACGATTTCTCGTCGTCCCTAATTTCGTTAGGCCTCCTAATAGGCTTGGGATGGGGATCACTAGCCTTCCCAGATCTCTGCCAGTTGGCCTCAGCTAATACATCATATATATTAGCCAGCATATAGCCGTCTGTGGTCCACACATAGCCGAGACTGTTAGCCAGCGGCCCACCTGGCTCGGCATGGCTGACTATAGCCTGAAGGTCCCGCCAGGTAAGTTCATCTGTGCCTACCTGACGGGACCTCAAACCTAGCCCAATGAGCTCACGCTCTAAGGCTAGTGGGTGATTATGCCACACACCCACTAGCCTTACTATTCCCCCATGCTGATTTCAGAGTGCTCTTTCCATGCCTCCATCAGGGACATAAACATATCGTCGTCGAGCTGGCTAGTAATCCCTGGCACATAGTGCTCAAGCAGGTCCAGCTGGAAGTCAAGCAACTCGGAAGTCTGCTTGCTTGTAGGTTTCTTACCACGCTCCTGCTGAGCCTGAATAGCTCCGGCCAGATCCCCCATACGCTTACGGATACCCACAGGCAGCTTCTGGAGCGACGGCAATTCGTGGGTAACTTTAGACCCAGGCATACGGAATTTGAAATTGTCCGTAGCCTTAGGTCCATCAAGCTGAAAGACCTTACTCACGAGCCAGCCACCCCGTCGTCAGTGGCGATGTACAGCGAGTTACCCTGAGCATCAGGGTAGCACGTTAGAGTAACAGGCAACTTAATCGCGTCACTAGCAGCGAACGTGATATCGTCAGCCTCAGTGATCTGGCCATCAGGCACCCAGATAATGATCTTAGCGTCGCCATCCTTCATGCGGAAACACCAGGTCTTGTGAGGCAACTCATCAGCGCGCAGCTTCATCAGCAGACGAGTACCCTGCGAAGTCGTCTTCGAGGTAACGGTGACGTTGTTCTCACCGAAGAAGTTCTTCGCCGAGCCCTCAGACACCTCAAGGTGAGACCACTTAATAGAGCCCGAGAACTCACTAAGGATCTTCTTAACCACAGACTGAGACCAGTCTTTGATATCGTTAGTTGAACGTTTAACCGACAGAGTCAGGCCAGCATCACTAACATAACCTGAGTCAGTCATCTTAAGTGCACCAAGATCCAGGTTATACAGATCACTGGGAAGAGTAGTCACCAGAGTAGTAGTGGACAGAATAGCCCCCGTCACTGCCTGGTCCGGACGCCCTGCCAGTACGTTGCGATTATTTACAGCCATTAATTAACTCCTGCTAGAATAGTGCGGAATGTAAAAGAATATCGAGCGATCCCTGAACCTCCAGCTGATTGACCGGAATCAGGATCATAATAAGGGTAAGAAACAATATCTACTTTATGGCAAGGATATTTACCCATATGCCCGTAGTAAGGTCTTTCCTCGACCCAGTTAAGGCATTTAGCCGCCATGTTAAAGGCTTCTGTGCTATCAGTGTTGTCCTTACCCCAGCATGTGACGGTAAGCTGGACCCTCACTCTACGAGGATCTAAGCGGGTACCAGAGCTAGTTAGCTTGACCACACACTGTCGAGTTCCTAGCTTGTCTGCCTGCTGCCTGACAGGCACCCCCTGTAGATGAGCCCTCAAGCCCATAATGCAGGCAGCCTCAGCGTCAGGGAACTCAGCTACATACTTACCCATGAGTATAACTCCCAAACGCGCTAGTCAGCGTCTTGTCGTCAGCCTCAGACTTAGCCCCAAAATAACTAGCTGGCCTTACCGTAGCTCTAGCTCGAGTCTGGCCCACATACCCCGACCACTCAAAAGCGTCATCGCGGCCAGCATTGTCATTAGCCTGGTCACATATCTTCTGGGCCATATCGTTCAGGACCCCAGCTACCTCATCGGACTTAAGCATCGCCTGGAACCCCTCGTCGTGGAATTCGAGCTTCTCAAGCATCAGTCCACCGCCACAAGCTTAATCACCTGGTGGCTAAGGCCAAGGTAATCATAAGACCACACACTGGGGACACCCGCCACACGGTACACAGGTGTGGTCTTGTTAAACCATTCACCAGGCGTACCCTTGTGGTCCCAACTAAGGATCACCAAGTCCTTAGCCTGCACGGAAGCAGTCAGTGGAGCATACACCGTATACGTCCATTGACCATCACCCTGTCTATCCCCAGCTAGCTCAGTAGCGGAGGGCTGCTGGATAGAGCAGCCCTGGATAGTGAACTCTTTAGCCACCTGATCCTGAATCAGATTACCGCGGTCGTCGTACTTATCCTGTAGGCGAGCCACCCAGATATAACCATTAGTTAGAAAAGGGAAGCTCAAGGGCGATACACCAACCTAAAACCATCAAGTGCTCGCTTAGCATAAGAGCTCAATCGAATACCCCCACCAGGAACTTCAAACGTACTCGATACAGAACCCACCGCAGCTTGATTGATACCCACCGGTGCAGTCCTAGAAGCTACGATAATTGACGCCATAACAACCTCCACAGTAGCCGGCAGCTCACTGTAACCGTGAGTCATCGTAGCCTGTATGGCCCCCATAGCAGCAGGCAGGGGATCCCCCAGCCTGCACATGCCAGCCTCAGACCATTCCTGGACCACACGCTCGTGACCGAGGTACTCAATCGTAGGCTCATCCTGAAGCATCAAAGTGGGCAGCTTAATAAAGCGTCCACCCTTATGATCTACCCTCTTAGTCTCAGTGATCAAAGGGTAGATATGCCATTCGCAGAATTCCCTAATAAGTCCGGAAGCCTGCCTAATAAGAATAGGGGTAAGGGGGTCATCCTTTTTGATGACCCCCTTACTTAGGGCTTCCAGAGTATCAGCCCCAATAAGATCCATTATCAGGCCTTGCGGGAAACCTTGCAGAATGCCTTAGGCTGGGTAACGGTCAGCAACTCACGGATCTCCATACGGACCACAGTCACGTCAGACACAAACAGGTCAGCGTGAGAATTAGTCGCCTCAATCCTGACACCGCCCTTACGGACAAGCATACCGCCGGCCTTGAACGCTCCAACAAGCGCGGTTCCAGCAGCAATACGTGGAGAGATAACAGTGTTCAGGCCCCACAGGCTAGGCACAACCTGCACCTGGCCATTACCGTAAGCACCAGTGAAAGCACCGCCACCGAAGTACTGGCCGTTGCTGTCCTTAGCCAGACGCTGAGCAGCGTAGTCAGCTGGGTTGATCACAATAGCGTCAGCCGGGAACCCGCTCTCCTGAAGGACGTCCATAGCGCCACCCAGAATAGCCTCACCGAACTCAGCAGTGGTAGCAGTCTTCTCAACCTCACGGGCCAGGATACCGTTCTTGGTCAGGACACCCTGGAGCTGACCACTCTGACCAGAACCATTCAGAATCTGGTTCTCTTCAGCGACCGCGATACGGTACACACCACGCTGGTTGATGTGCGAGGCCAGCCACGCGTGATCCTCAAGCATCTCGTCAGAGAAGGCCAGGATACCGGTGATTTTCTTCAGGGCCTCAATGTTAGTCTTCGGGTTAACGAAGTGGATGTTGTTCTTCTTAGCGCCCTGGACAGTCGGGCCAGCGTCGCCCTCAACAGCGCTATCCTCCAGCCAGGCCACAGCAGCGCTGTCAGTGGTGCCCTGAGCAAACAGGTCACCGACATACAGCGGAGGCTGAGCGTAGTGCGCTGCCTTGTCGTAATCGGCATCGAAGCCGAGCAGGCTGTCCCACGTCAGGTGCCAATCCTCAGCACCCTTGAACTCGGGACCGTTAACCGAGAAGTTGTCACGGCCCTTGACCCGAGCAAGCTCAGGACCGAAGTGCTTAACGAAGTGGGCGCCCAGAGATTTGGCCTCGCGCTCTACTGCCACAGAATTCCCTTTCAGTTCATTGATAGCGTCCCCGTTGCTTTCGAAGGACTTAATCTTGGCCACAGTGGCCTTGTACTCTTCCACAAGAGACTCGGTGTCTTTACCGACAACCCCGGACTCTTCAACGGCCTTCAGCCGTCCCTTGATCTCAGCTGCCTTAACCCGCAGCTCTTCGATGCCACTCACGCAAACAACCCCTTAATCTCAGCTAGAATAGACTTAGCCTGATCATCAGCAGGCTTATCCTCAGGCTTATCCTCAGGCTTATCCTCAGGCTTGTCTTCCTCATCGAAATACTCATCGAGCTTGGACTCAAGCGCTTCGATAATTGGCTTGACCACAAGCTCAGCAATCTCTTCAGGCGTCATTCCTTCTGCCTCTTTCTTAGATTTGACGTCAGTAATAGCTGCCTCAGGATTAGCTGGGGCAGGGACCACAGACACCTCAAGTAGCGACACACTCTTAATGTAAGTCTTGCCGTCCTTGTGATCTGCGTCATTAACGTAGAAGCCGAACGACATACGGTCGATTCGGCCTTCCTTCAAAAGCTTATAAACCACAGGGCCGTTACCTGGACCCTCAGTATCAACCGCACACTTGACAAGCAGGCCAGTGTCGTCTTCCTCAGCTGACTCAACATACCCGATGTTATTCATAGGGTCAGTGAGGTCATGCCCATAGAAGACGGGAATCTTCCGGCCTTCCCATTCTTTCAGGGTGTCAGCGAAGGCACCCTGTACCATAACATCACCGTAGGAGTCAACATTCCCGAATACCGAGGCATACCCAGTCAACACCCCAGTACT